TTTAAGTAGTAACACTTGGCGGTATATCTTATGACTACAATGACACTAGGGATTGATCACTCTAGTGTCTATCACTAATTAAAGCTAAGAATAAAGCATGGCATTGCAGTTACCAACTAATATATGCAGTTACTAACTGATATCTTATAACTTTTCCCACATTGTACTTAAATAGTATAGTAAAATACATTTTATACGTGTGTCACTCTAAAGATGAGGTCTTATAAGCCTAAAAAACCACTTATTGTAATAACTAAAAAACTCAATGGGCGTATAATTATATATATAGCTAACGCTACAACAAGAGTAACTAATACACTTACTAAAACAACATAGGTAATGTTTGTCTCTTCCTCTATAGGATAAGAGCTATATTACCCGCAATATTGCAATCAACCACTAATACTAAATCAAATGAAATTTATATCACAAACAGCAGCAGATGCTAACGGTAAATATACTATGACTTGGAAAGAACAAGACGGTAGTACAGTAATAACAGAACATAATCTATTTAATTGGTAGTATGTTCTTTGAAGATGCACAATATGCTTGGGAGCTCTATAAGATATCTCCTGAGCTAACATGCACTTGTGATGAGGTTCATACCTGTCAACAATGCCATGAAGAAACTTGAGGAAGTTAACTGCACATGGTTGCAAACATAGATGCAGAGGGTTAGGAGTAATTACTTAGCCTTCTGTCTTCCTCACATAAGATACGGATCTAGGTAATTCTAGGTTAGTGTGCCATACATGAATGAAATAGGATGATTACCTATAATGGATATAAAGGCTGTGATGACTCCCAGATTGATTATCTGCTCAAGAAAAGGTAAGAGTTTGTAGTACCTTGATAATCTATTCCTAACTTTATACGGTGAAGTATAAAGGACAACCGTGCCAGTTGTAGTTGGATAAAACAGACTGGCTATTTTAAACCACTAAAACTTAATTAATTAATCTCTAAAATAAACAAGTATGAAAATCAAAGTAATCAATCCAGAACAATTTGCTAGTTGGGGTAATGCCATAGGTATTGTCTTATATAGCAGAGAACAAGACTTATTCGTTAACTTCTTTACAGGAGATATGGAACATAGTCGTGTAAAACGTGAAGAGTTAGGCTCTCCATCGTTAGTAGAACTCTTAATAGAATTAGAGAATAACCCAGAACTTAGGTTCGTAGCAAAACAAAATCAATTAATAACAGTGACTGAGCAACATACAATGGACTTTCTAAAGTATGCTAACAGTTACAACTAAAATCCACTTAATTATGAAAAAGAAAATTCTTTACCTAATGCTCTTTATGTTTATAGGAGGGCCAGTATTACAGTCTTGTACATCAACTAGAAGCTGTAAAAGTAAACCAAGACCAGCTAAATGCTGGAATGCTAAGAAGCAAAAATATACAAGATGTTAAGATCATTAGTAATATTCCTGTTTGCAATATCAATTATGAGTTGTGAGCAGGAGCCTCTAATGGAGGTACAAAATAATGCTGATGATTATAAAATGTTCTCTGTAGTATATGCACCAACAACAGATACTACTAAATACTTATATATGTTATATAAGGCTGATGATGATGGTACAACCGCAGAAGACAAGTTAGTAATAGCTTGGTCAAACTTTGTAGTATGGGCTGAATCAGTTAATATGCCTATAACAGGTGAACAGTTTATGGCTTATGCCAGTGAGTATTGGGATAATAATGCTAATACACTCAACAGCTTTGCTGATGCGTTTGTTATATCATATGATCAATATGCCTCGCAAGAATTAAGAACAGACTATCAAGTAGATAATACTTGGAATAAATTCTTAATACCTTATGACATTAATCTGTTTATAAATGCAGGTGATGAAGTACAAATTATTAACTAAAACTATAACAAGATGAAAAAGTTACTTAAAAAACTAGTTAAATTATTATATGTAGCAGTCTTACCATTACTAGGTATAGCTGTATCAATTATGTATTTTACACAATATGGATGGGGTTATACACCTGTATCTATAGCAATAGTGTTAATTACAGCATTATGTATATTAAATGCAATATTCTTTAATACATTTATGGATAAAGTAATATTGATGCCAAAGTTTAAGATTACATTTGAAGCCGTATTAGGCTTAGGATTAGCTTGGCAAAAAGGATCGTTAATGATAATACTACCATTTATTATAATAGAAATAACAGGTGGAGTATAATAAAATAAATAATAATAATAATAGAGGCTCTACCTATGTAGGGCTTCTATATAAAACCACTTAATTATGAGAGATATAAAATATAGTAAAAACGTATTAAGACTACAACTAATAACGTTAGCAATGATGTTATTCGTACTTGTAGCAAGTGCACAAACAACATATCAAGGTAAAGAAATGGATCATGAGTCAATCTCATCTGTATTCACAGTACCAGGAGGATATGAAAGAAACAATGCAGATGCATATTCTGAATTTCTAATAGCACATCCGCTTAAAGACAAAGCAGAAGTGAAATATTTTAATGGAGAAGTAAAACATAATAACTTTATCTATGCAGCAGTATTTGATTATGAAATTGGTAACAGAGATTTACATCACTGTGCTGATGCTGCAATATATTTAAGAGCAAGCTATAATTATAAAAATGGTTTCTTAGATAGACTTAAATTTACCTATACTAATGGCTATGTAAGTAGTTATACAGAATATCTTAAAGGAGCTAACCCAACACCAGTTAATGCTGGTCGTGATATAGTTACCAAATGGGCCAAAGCTCGTAAAGATAACTGTAAAACATTTAGAAAATGGTTAGATTTAGTATGGAGCTATGCAGGTACATATTCTATTGAAAAATATGATACTGAATCAGTAAACTATTGGGATATGCAACCGGGTGATGTGTTTGTAACTGGAGGATTTCCAGGACATGCTATCACTGTTGTAGATATGGCAGTAAATGAAGCCGGACATAAGATATTTATGTTAGCTCAAAGTTATATGCCAGCTCAAGAACAACACATATTATTAAATCCTCTTACATTAGATGTTTGGTATTCTATGGATGATATGAATTATATCAATACACCAGAGTTTACATTTGAACCAACTGATTTACGTAGATTTATATTATAAAACGTTACGTGTAACGTACTAACAGTACCAGTAATTATATACTATATAATAATACTTGTACAGTAGGTCCTAATAGAAAGATTAATGGTTAAGTGGACCATCAATTAGATAGAAACCCTCTCTTTTTTCATACTTGTTAGAGAGGGACTGTCTAATTATAGTCTAGTAATTCACTTCTAAAATATAGACATGAAGAAAATAATAGCAGTAATAATAATAGTAATGATATTTCAAGCGTGTGGGACAACATCACACTGCACAACAAGAGCAGGTAATTATAACACAGTAAATAGATAGATATGCCAACACTACATATAAGAAAAGAAACAGTAAAGAATATTGTATCCAGTGTATTAACACCGGATATGGTAAAAGAAAAAATAAACTTTGATCATATTAAAAGTTTAATACTTGATACAATGAGTGATAGTACATTAGAAAATGTAGCAGAACTTATGTTAAAGGGAGAACCATATATATTAATATATCCAGGTGACATAGTAAAAACAATATCACCTAATTATCATGAAGGTAGTGAATATGAAAAAGATATATTAATGGATAAAGATTTATTATCTAAAGAAGGTATGGTATATGCAAAAGTAATAGGAGATAGCAACTGGTCAACATCAGCTGGATATAATCCTTTATATACCAATCTTAAAGTTCAATATATATATCATGATGAAAACAGTGATATCAAATACAAAGAAGATACTATAAGTCCTTTTGAATTAATTAAAATTAAGGGTAAAGAGCTTAAATTAGTAGAAAATCAATTAAATAAAACACAAGATGCCAAAATTATCACAGGAACTGATCAGATCACACTATAACTCTTGGAAGAAAGGTGAGTCAATTAAATCAAGCTTTGGTTATACAATGAATGAACTGTATAAACTAAATGACATGGATTTAGCTAAGGAAAGGGATGATAATATGGCTCTTTTAAGATTATTAAAAGATCATGTATACACAGAAAAATAGATTTGGAATAGTAAACCGTGAGGTTATGACTGATCCTAATTTATCAATTGCGGCTAAGGCATTATATGGCGTATTATCTTGTTATGCAAATAAACAGAGAACATGCTTTCCATCTATTAGCACATTAGCTGATGACACTGGCTCAAGTCAATCAAGCATAGACAGATGGATAAAAGAGCTAAAAAAACATAAATACATTAAAAGAACAGGTAGAAAGCTAACAATAAAATAGAACGTTAGCTATATATATGCTGTTTATTTTAAACACTGAGCTTAATTAAAATAGATTATGTGAGTCAGAAGGAGTAATATTATTATCTTTATAGCAATAAATAAAAGAATGATAGTCCAACTTCCTAATGGTCGTATAATTGAATGCTCTCTTGAGCAATACTTATCTTTAACAGATGAGGAATATAGAGACCTTAATGGTCTAAGCTCAGCTTATACTAAAGAAGTGGGTAATCCTTTTTATAGTAGATTTTCAAATAACACAGGGAAAGCAGAAAAAACCGCAATAGATCATATTGAGGAACATGAACCAGCCCTAGATGAAATTGAAACCTATGAAAAATTAGATGACCCGTATTTTCACTCAGATGACGTATAGTCATTAAACATTTATTTATTAATCACTAAAATTTATTAAAAATGCAAAACAAAGTCAACATTGTGGCTGATGATATGGGAAATATCATTCGTCAATCAAGTAACAACGCAGAATTTGGTCATATCAGACTAGAACAACAAAGAGTAACATTTGGTAATGGAGGATGGGTTAAGAACTCAAATAGATCTACATTATTACACGGTAAGATGGATGACTTACAACAACTTGGGTTAACAGCAAATACTCCGTTAACAGGTAAGATAGTTGTAAAAGAAAGCCTTACACCATTTAGTAATAATGATCCAGACAGAGATCTTAAAATGGCCGGAGACACAGGAATATTTTGTGCAGTTGGTAGTGAACCTATTTATAGGAAAACATTCTTTGTAGTAGATGCTACAACAGAGGATGTACTTATTGCTCATACTAATGGAGATGCAATACGTGAAGCAAATGGTACAAATACTAATGCTGTTAAAACAACAGTAACACCAGCTGAGGCATTTGGTTTAGAAAGTGCGGATGATAATACAACTGTAGATGACATAGATGATTTAGAAGAACCAGTTAGTGAAGTGGAAGAAACAGAAGTCTTAGAAGAAGAGACTTTTGAACTATAGTAAATAGTTTATTAAAAATGGATAAGGGTAGTATAGGGGAATCAGGAACCTGTATTACCCTTTGACATTTAATATATTTCCACTTAATCACTAAAAAAACTCGTATGCTATCTCAAGAACAAATATCACAGCTAAAACTTAATAAAGATCAACTAAAACTCAGCAAGCGTAAAGAACGCTATCAATACTTAGGATTATTGACAGAGTATCAATTACATCCTCCATCAATAATAAATTCATTTGAATATAGTAAACTAAACCCTTATCAACATTTTTTATTTAAACGTGTGCTTCATGGCTTAAAGGTTTATAAACCTGAAGAAGTTAGTAAGTTACATTGGGATAAAAAAAGACGTATAACTAAAGTATGGAAAAGAGGACAGAGAGAGATAAATGCTTGGAAACAAATGCTTTGTAATAAGCAAGCAAATGCTTATCTTAGTAAAACTTTTAAAAGTTCTCGTCTAGCACAGTATATAGTAAATATACCTGCACAAGAAACATTAGATGATTACAAAAATACTTTTACGTTTAAGGAATTGGGAATAACCTATGAAGATGTTGTATTAAAATTTCTATCTATAGGATTGTTACCTAAAAACTATTTTACTTTAAATCCAAATGAGCATCAAAAAAGTATCAAGCAAAATGGCTAAACTAAATGCTGCCTATTCTAAACAGCGTAGGCAGTATTTATCAAATCATAACATCTGTCATGCAAAGATCCATAAGTGTTCTTTGCGTGCTACAGAAATACATCATAAGAAAGGACGTGGAGAATATCATTTAGATGAATCTACTTGGTTACCAGTATGTAGAAGCTGTCACATGTGGATAGAAATACATCCAGAAGAATCTTATGAGTTAGGACTATCAGAAACCAGACATTAAAACTATGAGAAGAAAAAAAAGACATTTAAATTACGTAAGAAATTATCTATATAAATTAAAGTATGAAACTCTCAATAAAACATTTGAAGCATCATTAAAAGACTTTAAGGATAAAGATGATAACAGAACCATAAAAAATAACACACTATTAATACAAAAGTATCAACGTAGGTTATTTTTATTAAAATTTTAATCATGGAACAAAATAACAAAAATAAATTAATAGTAACGGTAACTTATTTAGCTATCGTAGCAATAACAATATTTATATGGCACAACTTATGGAGATTAATAGTAGGAGTGTAGTACAAGCAGATGCATTAGCAATAGCATCACAACATAAAAGATGTGGCTTAGGTATATCTATGGGTGTTGGGAAAACAAGAATTGCAATACAACACTTACAGAAGAACTTTAATCAACTTATAGAAGTCTTAGTGGTTGTACCAAAGCATTCAGTTACTAAATCTTGGATTGATGAACTAGGTAAAATGGGATTAGCTTCTCTAGTTAAACATATTACTTTCACTACTTACTTATCTCTTAAGAAGAAAGACCCTAATAACTATGATATAGTATATTTAGATGAGTGTCATAGTTTAAAGGAATCACATGAAGTTTTTTTATCAAGTTTTAAAGGTAAAGTACTAGGATTAACCGGAACACCACCAAGAGACAAAGATTCTGAAAAAGGAAGACTTGTTCAAAAGTATTGTCCAATAAAATATACATTTAAAGTTGATGATGCAACTGAGTCAAACATATTGAATGATTACAAGATTATCATACATGAGTTGGAACTTTCTAAATTACCTACTTTAAAGAAGAAAAACAAAGCAGGTGGATTTTGGTATACATCAGAACAAAAGGATTATAACTATGCAACGTCTAGATTAGCAGAAGCTCAAAGTGATAAGCAAATACAATTTGGTAGAATTATGAGAATGCGTGCTATAATGGACTATACAAGTAAAGAGAGCTATGTCAAGAGTATAGTAAAAAATATTAATGCAAAATGCATTGTATTTGCTAATACTCAAAAACAAGCAGACAGAATATGTAAGCATAGTTATCATTCTAAGAACTTAAAATCAGAAGAAAACTTAGAGTTATTTTCTGATGGAAGAATAGATAGACTATCCTGTGTGTTACAGTTATCAGAAGGTGTTACAATTCCTAAGCTTAAAGCCGGGATTATTATGCATGCATATGGTAATGAGAGAAAAACAGCGCAAAGAATAGGAAGATTATTAAGATTAAATCCAACTGAGACAGCCACATGTCACATACTTATGTACAAAGGTACACAAGATGAAAAATGGGTGGCTAATGCAGTTAAAGGATTTGATAAATTAAAAGTTAAGTATTTTAATCCTTTAGAAAGATAAAATTATGGGAAGAATGAAAGAGCTCTTTATGGAGAGTCAACAAGAACAAGAAGCAGATAATACATTTTATAAAGGCGTACATGATTCAATGATTCATGGATTAGCCAGAACATCAATAGAAGAATATATAAATGAATATTCAAATGAAGATACACCATGTCCAAATTGTTTTGGTCTACACCTTATAACAAATGAAGTTGAAACAAAATGTACTAGTTGTGGTCAAGAGTTTATATATATAGATAATAACACTTTAAGATTTAAATAATGGGAGAAAGAATAAACATAGTACCAATGATGTTATTTGGTAATGAGGTAGAAGTAGAATACTACTATTATCCGGGAGAAGATGAAGTACATACAGAATCTAATGGAGATCCAGGAACACCTGGCTCACCTGCATCAGCAGAAATGGTTCACATATGGTGTGAATTAACTAATGATGAGGGATCTACAAGTATAGTAGATGTATTAGATTTAATTAATCCAACATATTTGTCAGATGATATTATTGAAAAGTTTCACTAATGAATACTGAAATAAAAATATTAAATGGAAAAACATATAAATATATAGAAGGTAAATGGTTTCGTCAAAGAGTCCATAGTACTGATGAAGTTGACCCACATGATCCTGATTACGGGATATTGTGGGATTTAAATAATTTAAGACCATAAATCATGAAAAATAATACTGAATTACATAGACAGGCTAAAGAATTAAAAGATAAAGAATCATTTAGACAATATAGAAGTAATCAAGGGAGATCTCCTGAAAGAGAAGAAAATATATATAAAGGATGTTTTTGGATAGTACTATTATTTGGTATTGTATTATCTTTATATGGGATATATAATATTATAACATAATGAGAAATCAACTATTTGTACAAGCAGTAATAAAAGAAGGTAAATTGCACTTTCCTATAAAAGCATATGAAACAAAGTATAATAAATTTATATCTGAGCAACCTGATGGAGCACGTGTAGAGTTATTTATAGGTATTCAAGATGGTAAAGGTAGTAACCCACAACTAGCTAGAGTACATGCTATGATAAGAGAAATAGCTAGTGAAGTAGGTCATACTTTTGAAGAAATGAAATTACAAGTCAAACGTAAAGCTGGCCTTTGTTTTGTTAAAAATAATGTAGAGCACTGTAAGTCTTTTGGTAAGTGTGATAAAGAAGAATTAAATCTAGCTATACAAGCTTGTCTTGAGATAGGGGATTTTGCAGGTATGCAATTAAGATAGTTATTTTACTATTTTAAGCTTACTTTGAATTTCTTCTAGCTTAGATAATCCATCTGAGTCTCCATCAATTAATAATTTACCTAATTCTTTGATATCATCTACAGTTGCGGATGTTTCAGTAGTTTGATTAAGTCCTTGTTTAATAGCTTTAAGTTTAAATGTCTGAAGAAGAGAAAATAATGTATATACTTTCTTCTCCCAGTTATCTAGCTTAACAGCAGGCACTTTATCTTTATCTTTAGATTCTATATGTTTTCTAATTTCATCAAACTTAAAAAAAGTTTCACCTACAGTATCTATTCTAGTTTCATCATAGATCATATCAGTAATGATATTTTGTAAAGATGTTATATATACAGTAGATACTTCTATATCTTTAATAATATCATTTGGATCAAAAGTATCAAATGTTTGTAGTTCCTTGGCCATAGCATGTAATTTAATAAGTAAATATACTAATAATATAATAAAATAATGGAAATCAATATAACTAATTTAAGAGATAATCTTAATGAAAAATTAAAAGATAGTGGATGGGATCGTATGTTATCCCCATATATAAATGGTTTAAGCTTTGATTATATAATGAATACGCTAGTAGATAATGTAACTGCTGGTAGAAGATTTACACCAAAATTCAAAGATATCTTTAATGCATTCTATGAGTGCCCTTATAAAGATATTAAAGTAGTAATAGTAGGACAAGATCCATATCCTCAATTAGGATCAGCTGATGGTTTAGCATTTAGTTGTAGTAAAAAAGGTAAAGCAGAAAAATCCCTGCAGTACATACTTAAACAAACTATAGGTGATTTTACTGAGACAGGTAGAGCTATATATACACCAGAAGAGTGTGATTTAAGACGTTGGGCCAATCAAGGCGTATTATTAATTAATACAGCAATGACAGTTGAAATAAACAAAATTGGGTCACATTATAATATTTGGAAATCATTCACAGAATATTTATTTGATAATTTAAATAGACATAATAAAGACGTGATATTTATATTAATGGGTAGAAAAGCTGAAGAATGGAAACCATTGCTATCTGATGTCAAAACATTTAAGGTAGCACACCCTGCATCAGCAGCATACAGAGGTGGTCAATGGGATTGTAAGGACGTGTTTAATAACGTAAATGAAGAACTGACTAAGCTAGATAAAACTTGCATAGAATGGTAAGATTTACTATATTTGTATAACTTAATTTTTATTTAAATGACTGAAAACCAACTAGTTGAACAGAAAATAGACATACGTGACTTCAAGAGACATTTTTATGAAAAGTATGGAAGAAAGCTTCATATATTCATACCTCCTGTAGACTCAAGCAAAATAACATTAGATACTTTACATGTATGTACTTTAGCAGCACTTTATAGTGATGTTCCAGAGTACTCACATATCACTACTTTGTTAGATAGATCAAGACGTAAAGAATATATGATATATGTACATAACTTTTGTTTTATAGCCTGGAAAATGGGTTATACTAAAAGCAGGATAGGAATATATCTAAAAAGAAACCATGCCACAGTTATAAACTCATGTGTAAGAGTTAGCAATGGTATTGATACTAAAGATATGTTTACAATAGATGTATATAATAAAATAATTAATGAATTAAAAAATTATGTGGGAACTGTTCCAGAAAATATTAAAATCAAAGATGACCCCAAACCAGCTGCAGATACTATTTGGGATCAAGCTAGGCGTCTCCTTGCCATATATGAGTAAACAAGATGTTCTTGACTTAATTGATGAAGAATATCTAGAAAAAAAAGATAGTAAGTTTGTTCTAACATCTAAGGCAAAGCTCTTTATAGTTAGAATGGATAATTACTTTATAAAAGCAAAGAAGAAAACTGACATTGCACTAATGGGTAAAAACTCTATAGATAATATAAATACTTATAGAGAAATATTTCCTGCTAAAAAACTACCAAGTGGTAAACCAGCAAGAAATAATGTTAAAGCATTAAGTGATGCATTTAGATGGTTCTTTGAGACATATGATCATACATGGGATGATGTTATAAAAGCAACACGCATGTATGTTAATGAGTATAGAGACAAAGAGTATATGTATATGCAAACAAGTCAATACTTTATATGTAAACAAGATAAACACAGAGTTAAACATTCTACACTGGCAGATTACTGTGATATGAGTATTGAAGGTATATCTACAGAAGATGAACATTTTAAAGAAAACGTAGTATGACAGAGAATCAAGTAACAGAAGTATTAAATAAATTAAATCTTGTACTTGAAGATTTTCAAATGCTAAGAGATGGAACTTGGGTTCCAGATAAAAAGTCATGTAATGATAGCATTGATAATATAGAAAGTATTATATACATAATAGACAATGGGTAAAACAGAAAACGCTTGGGTAGGACAATATTCCGCATTTAATGAAGCATTAAAATATATGCTAGCTAGATCTAATGGTGAAGAGAAATCTATATATACACCATGGCCTAAGTTTAATGATGCTGCTACTGATGGTTTAGAATGGAATACTCTAACTGTAATTGGTGGTAGACCTGGATCAGGTAAAACATTAATTAAAGATCAAATCATAAGAGAATCTTTTGCTCTAAACCCTAATGATAATTTTAGAGTATTAGAGTTTCAATTTGAAATGGTAGGTAGAACCTCAGCTATTAGAGAATTTAGTTCTTTAACTGGAAAGACCTATAAAGAATTATGTAGTGCTGGATCAATATTAACTAATGAAACATTAAATACATGTCATCAATATGCTAAAGAAAGGGTCAAGAACCCTGTAGATATAATTAGTACACCTTTAACTGTGAATCAAATGCGTGAGCAAGTAGATGCTTACATGACATTACATAAAGGCGCAAAGACTATGATTACTTTAGATCATACTATGCTTGTAAAGAGAGCACCATATCAAAATAATACATTAGATATGATGTTTGAGTTAGGTGAATTCTTTACACAATGTAAACGTGATTATCCTTGTTTATTTATTGCACTATCACAATTGAATAGAAATATAGATAACCCGGATAGAGCTATAGATGGTAAGTATGGTAACTATATACTTGAGTCAGATATATTTGGCTCAGATGCAATGCTACAGCATGCAGATATGTTAATAGGTATAAATAGACCAGCTAAACAAAAGATTAGGTTCTATGGTCCTGATAGATACATAATAGAAGATGATAGAACATTAGTTTTACATTTTTTGAAAGCCAGAAATGGTGATGCACGTATGAGTTTCTTTAAAGCAAAGTTTGAACAAATGAAAATTGAAGAAATGAATACACCAGGACAACAAGAACGCAGATGATAAATACAAAAAATATTAATAAAAATGAAAAAATGGGACTAACACCAGAGCAACGTAAGAAAAAAGTTGCAACATTAAGAGAAGAGCATGATGATTATTTTCAAACAGAAAGTATAACCAATGCACTATATATACCTAAAATGGCATACAGGCCTAAAGGAAAGGATGACTTACATGTTAGCTTTTTTCCTAGTGAACTTGAAAAAGATGAAAATATATATACAGAATTTGTAAGTATTGATTATGATACAGAAGATCCTAAAAGAACATTATATTTACATAAATACAATCCTCATTGGAAATCAGAATATGAATTAATTACTAGCAACTCAGGATTCCAGAGACATTTGATTCCAGTAAGTGAATTAAAAGTTATTAAGGATGTTACGTCTAAAGATATGCCGGGTCAAAAGTTTGTTGATTTAGGTAAAGTTACAGATCTATTTAACTTACCTAATCCTGATGAGACACCATCGTCTGCATTAGTAAATAAATTAGAAGACATTAATCAATCAATAATAACATTAACTAAAGTAATCAATAAATTAATTAAATAAACATGGCAAACAGCGTATTAGTAATTGCAGATTCAGGTACAGGAAAGTCTACCTCAATCAGGACACTAGATCCTAAAGAGACTTTCATTATAAACATAGCAAATAAACCTTTACCATTTAAGGGGTACAAGAGTTTGTATACTCAAATTAGTAAAGATAACCCAAAAGGTAACTTAACTTCTACAGCTACTGCTGCAGGGATTATGAAAGCTATTAATCATGTAGATCAAAAGATGGATCACATAAAAACTATTGTAGTTGATGACTGGCAATATATGAGCTCCTTTGAATATTTTGATAGAGCAAATGAAAAAGGTTATGATAAATTTACTCAGATTGCAGCTAACTTAGCCATGGTGGCTAAAATGCCTAAAGATCTAAGAGATAATTTAACTGTTATCTTTTTGACACACTCAGAAGATTCAACTGATATAAATGGAAATAGAAAAATCAAGGCTAAAACAATTGGTAAAATGATTGATAATACTTTAACTTTGGAAGGCCTCTTTTCTATAGTGTTATTTGGAAAAGTAAATAAAAATGATGATGGTGAACTTGAATATGGTTTTGAGACTCAAAACAATGGAGAGAACACATGTAAATCACCAATGGGTATGTTTGAGGATAACTTCATTCCTAATGACCTACAGTATGTTAAAGAGAGCATGCAAAAATATGAAGAATAAATAATAAATTAATAATTAAAAAAAAGTAAATTATGTTAAGTACTAAAGACATGTCTGCCGGATCAGGTGGAACAAAACCAGTAATTGAACCAGGTAATCAAGTTATCAAAATCAATTCAATATCATTTGATGTAACGCCATATGATACAGATGCATATAATATTGTATTACATGTAGAATCTGAGCCAATTACAGGAGAATTTAATGGATTTCTAAAAGATATGGATAATCCAAATGGCCCAAAATATGAAGGTCAAGTGGGTAGAGTTAGATTTAGCCCTTACCCATATAAAGATACTACTTTACAAAGTGGTACAGAAATATCTAGAGATACAGAAGTATTAAAATCTATGGTATTTTTATCTGAAGCACTTGGTAAAAGAGCTGAACTAGATAAAATAGAAGCAAACACAATAGAAACATTTATGGTAGAGTGTAATAAATTATTCTCTAACACTGGATTTTTCAATGCTTGTCTTGGTGCACGTGAATGGGAGAACAGAGATGGTTACATAAACAATGATCTGTTTTTACCTAAAAGAAGTAAAGATGGTGTACCTCTTGAAGCTTTAAATAGTGAAGCTAATAGAATCTTAAAGTTTGATGCTAATAACAACAATCATTTAAGAAAATTAGTAAAAAATGATACACCTCCAGCAAACAATAGCTTTGAACCAGCTACTGTTGTAGGTGATGATTTTGACCTATAATATAAATCAAAAGATTGGGCTTAGTATAATGCTGAGCCCATTTCTTTTTAATACTTTTGAATTATGTTCAGCACTAAAAATTTAGTATTAGAAGGATCAGATGTACCAAGCACATGGGTATTTCAGTATTATTTAAATTTATCAGAAACTTTAACGGGACAAGATGTAAAGATTAAATCAGTCTTTAATCCATCAGAGAAAACACCAAGCTTTTGTATATATGTTGATAAGAACATAATGCAATATAAGTTTAAAGATTTCTCAACTGGTAAAAACGGTAATAAAGTAGATCTAATAAAATTACTATTTGAAATAGAATATCCTGATGCAATGAGAAAAATAGTATCAGACTATAATAAATACATAAAAACATCTGAATATAAAAACTTAACTATAGTACCAGAACCTAAGTGGTCTCTAGACTTTGTTAAGATAAAAGCTTGGAGTATAGAAGATCAAGAATATTGGTTGAGTTATAGAATTGGTAAAACTATATTGGAAAAATATAATGTAAAGCCAATAGAATATTATAATTTAATCAAGACTAATGGGTCAGATATAAAGAGCTTAAAGATAAATGGTACAATGTGTTTTGGATACTTTGATAAAGATGATAAACCATTTAAGTTTTATCAACCAAAAAGTAAATCACATAAGTTTTATAAAGTAAAACAATACTTACAAGGTCTTGATCAATTAGAATATAATCAACCTTACTTAGTTATATGTTCATCTTTAAAAGACGCAATGTGTTTAAAAGGTATGGGTTATAATATAGAAGTTATAGCACCTGACTCAGAGAATACAATGATAAAACCACATGTAATACAGTACCTAAAGAAGAAATATAAAAGAGTAATAACCTTATTTGATAATGATGAAGCTGGCCTTAAAGCTATGGAAAGATATGCTGATGCATATAAAATCAATGGTTTTGTACCAACTATATGTAAAGACATATCAGATGCTATGAAGTTACATGGTTTTGATAAAGTCCACGCAATGCTAAAACCATTATTAAAACAAACATTAAATAAATAACATGGGTAAAATAAAAGAAGTAATGCGTTGGTGGATTCCTGGCAATGTACCTTCAAGTAAAAACGGAAGACGTTGGACAGGTAAATACTTTATAGCTAGTAAAGCAACTATGAATTATAGAAAAGCTACAAAAGATATTTATTTAAGTTACACTAAAGATTTTAAAGAAGCATTAAAAACACGTGAACTACCAGTAAAGATATCTTTTGAATTTATCAGAGGTAGCCGTCATAAGTTTGATTATATAAATCCTGCGCAAACAGTGCAAGATGATATGGTTAAATATGGATGGATTGAAGATGATAATGCTGAATTTATAATACCGGCATTTGAAAAATATAAATATGATAAACAAAATCCAGGTGTCTGGATAGAAATAGTTGATTTTGAATGAATATTATAACCTCAGAAGAGTTTTTTAAGTTGGTAAACATGTTTAATGGCTTACCAGATGATCAAGCTATGGCATGCGAGGTCTATAACAATAGTAATTTTGAAGACAAAGATGTCTTAGATTTATTAATGTGTAAAGCACTTATGTTTAGTAGCAGAAAATATTTTATAGATGCTATAAAAATGAAAATAAATATAGATAGTCTATATACTAAAAACATATATACTTTTATTAAACCCAGTGTTGCACAAAATATATATATTAATATATTGGAAACAATAATAAATAATAAAGAATGATAAATATACAAGACCAGGTTGCAAGGACAACCAAAAGTTTAATATTTACAGAGCCCTTTTACGGGCTCTTTTTAATTGGTATCAATAAGCAATACACAGATACTGTTCCTACAGCAGGAGTAAGTAAACATGGTATTGGCATACAATTGAGTATAAACCCTGATTTTTATATAAACCTCAGTGAAGATCATAGATTTGGATTAATAAAACATGAGCTTTTACATATTGCATTTGGCCATCTTATTTTAAGAGATCTATATTCAGATCATAAGTTATTTAATATAGCTGCAGATCTAGAGATAAACCAGTACATACTGGAAAGCAAGCTACCCACGGGTGGATTGTTGTTAAGTAGTTTTCCCGAATTAAATCTTCCAACAAAAGCAGGTACTAAAAAGTATTATGAGCTTTTAGAACAAGCACAACAAAGTGGGAGCTGTCCTGCATTAGATAATTTAATGCAAAATATGGATGGAAATTCACAGTATTGTCATAGTACATGGGATGAGTTAAATGATATGCCGGAAGCAGATAAAAAACTAATGCAAAAACAAATTGAGCATCAGTTAAAAGATACTGCAGAACAGACAGAGAAAAGATGTGGCTCTATCCCGGGTGAACTAGCTGAGCTTATCCATAGGCTAACTCATATTGAACCACCTAAATTTGATTGGAAAAGTTATTTAAAAAGGTTTGTGGGTAATTCTAGTATAGTATATACCAAGAAACTTAGACGTAAATATAACAAACGGTATGCTGCTAATCCTGGCCTTAAAATCAAGTTTAAGAATCATATCCTTGTTGGGGTTGATACAAGTGGATCTGTAAATAATGAAGAGCTAAAAGAATTCTTTAATGAATTAGCACATATGGTTAAGACTGGCCATAAAATTACAGTAGCACAGTGTGATACTAGTTTGAGAACAGTAGAAGAATTCAATCCTAAAAAAGATTGGGAAATACATGGTCGTGGTGGGACATCGTTCCAACCAGTTATTGACCACTTTAATAAAAAGAAAGGGGCTTATACAGCTCTTGTATATTTAACAGATGGTGAAGCATATCCTCCAGAAGATTGCCCAAAGAACACCCTATGGTGTTTAAGCAGTATATCTGATATGAATGATGAGTTACCAGGACAAGTAATTAAATTAAATTAATAGAAAATGGCACAAGTAAATTTAAATGTAACAGAGTTAAAAGGTTTTGTAAATCATATAATAAAGAACAATAGATTTCTACAAGATCAGGGTAAAAACTCTGTATCAGTAGAAGTTGTAGGTGAATCAGGTATTGGTAAAACATCTACCATAGTTGAATTAGCACAAGATAATAATTTAAAATTTGTAAAATTAAACTTAGCACAGATAGAAGAGTTGGGTGATTTAGTTGGTTTTCCTGTACGTCAATTTCAGATGTATAAAGAAAAAACTATACCAGCAAAAAGTATAGATGATTTGTCTATGGTAAGTGCAACGCAAAGAGCAGGTAGCTCAAGTCTTGCTAATATGCCTACTACAACTACCAAAAAAGTTGGTATGTGGGTAGATGAACTGGCTGTACAAGAATATCTAAAGAATGGATATAAGATGACCGGTAAGAATAGAATGTCTTATTGTGCACCTGAATGGATTGCTGATGCAAAGGCCGGTGGTATCTTATTACTAGATGACTGGAACCGTGCTGATACAAGATTTATCCAAGCAGTTATGGAATTGATAGAT